AAGATACGGAACCGCACCAGCAGTACGACCCGAAGTAGCGCCACCAGCAAGAGTAGTAACAGTAGGCATTTCTATTCCCTCCTATTAGCGCAGGTTGTACTTGGCATTGACAAGAGCTTCAGGACGAAGAATCTTGCGGCCATACAGATGCATACCACGAACGATGTCAGCAAACGAGTCCGGGTCGCGGTAGGTTTCAGTCTTGTTGATCTGCTCAGCGGTAGCAACAGCCGAGTCGTGACCAGCAACGATGACACCATAGTTGGTGTTGTTCGACGCAGCGTTGGTTTCAGGACCACTGCCAACTTTCGGCAGGTTGTTCGAAACAAACACACGGAAGCCGTGCAGGTTGTTCAGAACAAGACCATTCTGAAGGCCCGAGCCACCCCAATCCGCTTGCAGAAGACGCGAGTCTTCGTCACGCAGGATTTCCATGAACACGGGATCAATGATGATCCAGCGGCCAGTCGAGTCAACGTTCTGCTGATCAAGCTTACGAGCCATACGCGCGATGAGCTGGAGCGGGTTCGCTTCACCAGCAGTCGAAGGCGTAGTGGTCGCACCACCAACACGCGGAAGCAGAGCAACCGAGTAGTCAGCAGTACCAGCATTGAAGTCAGCACCACGAAGCTTCATGCTCGAAAGCAGTTCGTCCGAACCAGCAGTCGAAACAGCTTTCGTGCCATTGACAGTCGTGTTCGCGGTATTCGGATTGCCGTGAATAGCCGACTGTTTGAAGCCCGACATGTAGCCGAGAACATCTTGGTCGAACTGGTCAGCAAGACGATACGCAGCACGATCCGTCGCAAGCGACTGGAAGTTGACATGCGAATGCTTCTCTTCGATGTCATCGACTTTGAAAGCAAAGTAGTTCGCTTTGTCGATGGTCAGCGAGAAGTCATCGTCGTCAAGGTCTTGCGCCGTGATTTGCGTACCACGAGCATATTCCTTAACAGTGATTTCGGGTTCCTTGATGATCTTAACCGAGTCACCCATGTTGGCGATTTCGCCGAAGTAGTCGGAGTTTGTAACCCCTTGAGCAACAGATGCTTTGCGGAACGCAAGCTGCACCTGTTTGCTATAGATGACGGGAGAGAAGTTGCCATTCGGCAGGTTCCCATAACCCGCAGCAGTCGTAAATGCCATTTTATTCTCCTATTAGCATTTTAGACACAGATGCAAAACTAGCTATACTTACAGAGGCTAACAGTTATAGGGTGCAAGTTCAAACAGATTGGCCGATCTGTAAACACTTGGGCCAAAACTTATTAGGTGAGTCCGAAAGCTATTCGCTGTTTGCGGAGGGATGAAAGACTAGAGTAGCCATATAGGGTCTAGTACTTATCATATGTTATTAGTTATACACTGACAAATTACTGTTGTCAATATATTTTAGCGCGCACTACCAGAAATATCGTAAATAAATTTGCCAGCACGGATAGCTTCCATTACGGCATCAGCATTACGCTCATATTCGGCAGCGGACATTTTTTGTACAACCGACTCACGAAGATAGCCAGTTGTCTCATCAGATGTGGGTTTGTTGCGAGTGCGAGAATTAACAGCCATCGCAGCTTCTTTGCCAGTAGACGTTTTAGTAGTCTTGATGTTCTTATCAATCTTGTAAAGGTCAATGGCACGAGCAGCAGACTTAGCGTCGTTGTCATTTTCATACAGTGCAGTCTGTACCCACTTAGGTTGTTCTTCAACCCAATCATGGAACTCGTCACTATTGCGAATATCATCAAAGTCAGGATGAAGCTGCATCAGTTCTGCTTCTGCCTTTTGCTTAGCAGCACTGGCTTTCATCTCATCAATCTCACGAACACGTTGCTCAATAGATGCAGATTGTTCACGAGCTTTTTTAATTGCAATAGTTTCAACGATAGCAGCAACATCAGGATACTTACGTGCCCATGCTTCAATGTCTTCATCTGACTTGGGCAGTTTGATTTCTTGGGTTGTTGCCTCACGCAGTTGCGCTTCTAGTTGGGCAATGCGTTGTTCTGTCTCACGTTCTTTTTGTTGCACGTGCCGACGAAGATCACCATATCGCTTTTTGAACGAACGTTCTTCTGCGTTTTCAGGTTCAGCTTCATCAGCTTCAACAGACTCAACAGGTTGTCCTTTTTGTTCTGCAACAAGTCGAGCCAGTTCTTCTTCTTCTCGTTTCATTTTGTCGTCATTGTTGTATTTACGAGTGGCAAATGCAACTTTTTTCGGAGCTTCAAACGTTTCAGTATTCACAGTTTTTACTTTCTCTGGGGCCGTCGTAGCCTGTATTACAGGGGGATGAGTAGCCAGACATATCTAGCAGATTATTATTTTCTACGTGCTGCTAGTCCACCTTTAGCTTTTGCTTCTGGGCCTTCTAAATCGGTAACATTACGAACTCGTGCAGTAGTCGTTCCTCTAGTAGCCGTTGCGCCTGTTCCACGACTTGCAGTAGAAGCAGATGATGTTCTAGTAGTTCCGCCGCCTGCTTCTGGTCCCTCTGATGCAGTAACTCCGCGAACTTGTGCAGTACTACTACCTCTAGTAGCTGTAGCACCAGTGCCGCGATTTGATGCAGAAGTAGATGTTGCTGAACTATCTCGCCCAGCTTCGGGGCCTTCTAGTTCTGTAACTCCACGTACTCTTGTAGTAGATGTTCCTCTAGTAGCTGTAGCGCCAGTACCACGACCGCCAACAGGGGCAGATGCGGCTGTAGTTCTGGAAACTGGTTTGACAACGGCATTTGCACCTTCATCTTTACTAGATGCGCTACCACCGCCAGTGCTGACACCGCCACCTTTGCCACCAGACTTTTCTTCTGGTTTTGTTTCTTTTTTATCTCCAGCAAACAGATTTTTAACACCATTAATTACGTTGCTAAGGATGTTTTCATCTTTAGGCACTTCAAGACCAAGTTCTTCCATACGCGCAGTGATTTTGTTCTTTTCGCGATTAGTAGCCCATGCACCAAACAGACCAACAGGTGGGAATGCAGCAGCAACACCCAGCATAATTGCACTAGCAGTCTGGTTGTTTTTGTATGCTTGCATAATTTCTTCTGCATTCATTTTAGAATAATCAATTGGCGCAGAAGGCGGCAACGGCTCATCGTCATCTCCACCATCGTCTTGCAACATCTGTGTAGTTTGAGTATCTGTATCAGCAGGTTGTTGCTGTGCAGTTGCCGTATAAGGAACAAAGCCTTCAGGAATAGGCGTAACAGGTTGGTCAAAGTAGAAAGGAAAGTCACGAATTTCTTTTGTCGATGTATTGATATACTTTTTGAATGTATACACATCCTGATACGTTGGCACCCTAAATTCAGGCTGAACAACACTACCAGTTTGCGGTTGAACATTTACAGCTTGAGCTTGTGTTGCAGCAGCAGGAGTCTGTGTTGCTACGGGAGCGGGTTCAGTAAACCCACTAGCGCCCAGCGTTGTTGCAGGAGCAATGTTAACGGGATTACTAGCAAAGTAAGAAGGAGAAGACAGCATGTTATTTGCTGCAGGAACAAACGTTCCTTGTTGAGCTTTAATGTATCCGCCTTGCGCGTACTCTTCAGTGTCATCTTCTTCATATTGAAGTTCATCAACAGAAAACGGAAGATCATCCGGCATAGTGGCTTCTTCACTATTACCCATCTGTCCCATAGATTCCATTTTCTTAAGGCCCATCTTGGCTTGCTGACGCATCTCCATCAACCGCTCAAGACCAAAATAACGCACTACGTCTGCCGGAAAAACAAACTCACCTTGACTAAGCATAGCAGGAATGTCATCACGAACTTCTGAACGAGTGCTTCCAACAGGCACATCATTACCAGACACTTCGTCTACCATGCCGCCCTCTTGGTTAAGGCCACCATCTTCAAACATTTCCATTTGTTTTCCGTACATGTAAGCGTTCCTTAATTTTGCCTTAGAACTTCATCCCGCAGTAGTTGCAGTCTACGAAGCTGATAGATAGCGCCTTGTGCCCGACGAATTGACTCAATGCTATCTGATTGTTCCATTGTCCTGTGTTGGATATCAATCAAGTGTTCAATGTAGTTATGAAACTTATCCCATTGGGCTTGGTTGCTGACCAGCGGCTTGAGTTGGCTGAGCCATTCCTTGTGTTGCATTTGCGCTAAATCCTTGTTCCTGTGGCATTGGTACCATGCCTGTACCTATTGTACCTCCACCAGCACCAGTTACATCAGCAGGGTTTGCGCCAGCAGGACCAGCCATTTGCGGTTGTTCTTGTTGGAACTGCTTCATCATTTCAGCTTGAAGTGCAGCTTCATTCAAATCGTTTGTAACTTTGTCTGGATCAAGGTCGAGAGATTTTGCAATCTCACGAATAATATACTGGAATTTAGCAAAGGGTGCAAGGGCCGGATTGCTTGCAACTTGAAGAAATTGCATCAGACGTTGGCTACGAACTTCATTAGCCATAAGGCTTTCAGTGCCGCGAGCCTTAACCTCAAGATCGCCTTTGATATCAGGGTCAAAGTCAAACTGCATATTGAACCTGAACAGACCTTCACCCAGCGGCCTAAGAAGATAGTCGTCAATATTCTTGATGACACTTTTGATTGTGCCACTTGCCGCACCCATCAGCATACTCATGCCACTGGCAGTACGGCCAACGCCCATCACGCCAGTTTGTCCATGTGCAAACGACGGGAAGCCAGTGCTTTCGTCTGCAAGGACACGGGCTTTATCAAACAGTTGCAGGTTTTCTTGTGAGACGTTGGGAAACTTTGTACCAAAGATAGCCTGTCCCGGTGCCCCACCCTGACGCCTAAACACTTTACCGGGATATACAGACAGGTCTTGTCCCGGCACTAGATTAGTTTCATCGACTTCAATAAGCAGGTTGCCACTAAGCACAGCGTTATCAACAGCCATACGCATGAAGCCATTCATCAGCGTCTGCGTGTCATCCATATTCTCGGCAATGCCAACACCAAAGAAGCTGTAAGGATTGAGTTCGTAAGGCGATGCCATGTAGGGAATGACAGCAGGCTTGAACGGATTCAACACCATACGGATTAGTTTATTGTTGCAGACCCATACGTTAGCTTGCAGTTCGTCAACGTCCCGAAGTTCACGGGGAATGTCGATACCATACTCAAGAAGCATATCGACATCAATCATGCCCCAATATTCAAACACCTCAAAACGATCAATGCCATGATCCGGCGCATAGTCGGCAAGATCGTCTTCCCAATACTTCTTCACGTAGTTTTCGCCATACGAAATGGCCTCATCAATTACTGCACCACGGAAGTAGGGACGACGCTTAAGGGCACGAAGCTGAGTGCGCGACATCTTGTGCCGCTCAATCACATACTGTGCCTCATCCATATTGCTCGCATCAGGATCGGGATAGAAGTTCCATACGGACACATGCGTGACTTGCGGAACTGTTTTGAACTGGGGGTTGTATTCGCCGTCATCGTCCCAGTTGGGATATTCTTTATCGACAGCAAACGGGCCTTTCATTACGCCAGTGCCAAACAATGCCATCTCAAATGCTGTGCTACGAAGGTGTTTGGTTGCATTAGACTCATCAAGTTGATCTTGAATCTTCTTCTGCATCTTTTTTGCAGCAATCATTGCAGGCTCATACGTAACAGAAGTCGGCATTACGCCGGGGCCTTCACTTACGCCTTTGACATTCTGCAGTCGTTCACCAAGATTGCGTCCAATGCTTTCGCCAAGTGTCTTGCGAGTAGCACCTTTGGGCAGTTCACGGCCATCACCAGCATAGCCATACGGACTAATAGGATCACTAAGGCTTCCTGTGCGAAGTTGGTCAGGAGCCATAGGATCAAAGTTTACACTATCAACTACTCCATCGGGTAGTTCAGTCGGATCAATAGAGATAGGAAACTTGTTGTTAGCAAAGAGAACATCGACAATTTGCCCATACGCCGCCAAAGTTTTTGTCTTAGTGACTTTAATGAAAACACGAGACTTCTCCGCTTCTGTGAACTGGACATCCGGCCCATAGATACCACGATAGTTACGATAGGCGCGGAGCCAACGATCTTCATCTTGGCGACGTACTGTTTCAGAACGAAGGAAACGTTCCATGACATAAGAAATGATGCGGCTAGTATTAGCATCTTCCTGAGTAGAATTGGCTGTATCACCGAGTACAACAGCGTCGTCTTCGATAAATACATCGTTATCTTTAGCCATTTGAGTTACCTTTAGTAGCCGAATGTAGCGTCTGCCACTCTCATACCAACGGAAGGTCTACCTGTTGGATCATAGTCAAAGACACTAAAGCGCGGTCGTGACATGATACCATAGCGTAATGCGTCGTACAAGTGATCTTCTGATTTAGTGTCAATGTCTTCTGGGTTATCTTTGTCGATAGGCAAAGCAGGAATCTGTGCAATCGTATTTATGCACGTATTGAAAAACACCAGCCGTGGCTCTTCAGTAATGTCGTCTACCTGCAGCCTGCGGTGTACTTCGTTCTTACCTGCCACACGAGAGCCTTTGCTGCGATCTGAGGGCCTCCAGCGGCATCCACGCATGATCATCTGCTCTGCCAGAGATGGGCCTGTATCGCCACGCTTGTGCCACAGGGACGAGTCTAGAACGCCATACTTGATATTGCCGTCGTTAGCTTCCATCTTGAGGATCGTGTCAGCAAGATCAGTAGCCAGCATCTTACGGACATACAGTTCACGATAGACAATAATCTGTTCATTAGGCGCTACAGCAAACCACAGCACTGCACTGTAGGAGCCGTAGCCATAATCACACGCCCGAAACTTCACCCAATTAGACGGGATTTTGTACGGCTCAATAACATGGATGTTACGATTGAACTCAGTGAAGGCTGCACCTTCTTTGATATCCCAATCGCCATCAAGCAGTTGTCGCCTTTGTTGCTCGGGCAGTGACAGAAGCATTGCTTCGTAATCGCCTTGCTCGGCAAGATACGGGTTGTCACTCAGCCGTGCAGGTATAAACCTACGTTTGAACAGTGCCTTGCCAGATTTAGGGTGACTATCAGGATAGCGTAGCACTTCTCCTGTTTCGATATCCGTTGCCTCAAATGCCTTGTTTGCAGGAGCAGGATCAATGAACATCTTCTTGACCCAATTGTGTCCACGGCCACCGGGGTTGGTAGTGGCTCGCATGTACACAGGCAAGTCATTGGCAGTAGAACGAAGACGAGAACGCATGTAGTTCCATGCAAACGGCGTAGGCCACTGCGTCAATTCGTCAAAGCCAATCCAGCTAAATGCCAGACCCTGATAGCGCAACACGTCTTCTTCACGATCTAGATACGACATCCATAGACGGGCACCTGATGGTGCGGTCCACTGCATTTTACGCTCAGACCATTTGATCCCCGGCCAAATCTTAGGATACATTTCCTGAGACTTAAAGATAAGTTCACGCAGTTCTTCTGTAGTATGGCGCAGAAGCAGTCCACTGAATGCAGGATGGCCCATGTAGCGTAGTGGATCAGCAAGCATGGCATACGACTTACCACCACCAGCAGAGCCACCATACAGTACTTCACGTTCAGCAGCAGCAAGGAACTCAGTCTGCGGACCAGCATTAGGCTTGAAGACAACGTTGTATTCTTCTTCGGGAAGTGTCTCACTGTCGATACGAATAATCTCAGGTGCTTCCGGCTTCGGTGCCGCTTCCACTTTCGTCGGTGTTTGCTTTCGCGTTGAGGCGTTTCTGTTCGAGTTCATCCGCTTTGGCGAGCGCCGCTTTCGCAATGTTGTGCCATCTGCGATAGATTCCAGCTTTGTTTTTTCTTCTACGCTCATCGTCTATTCGTTTTCTCAAGCCTACATGCGATATATATCTGTTAGTATTCCTGCTTAACCAGTTAGCTACTTCACGATATGAGTACTGTTTCAGATAGTCTTTAGCCTTCTCAAGCAAGTCCAATTCATTCTTGATAGGCAGTAGTACGTGCTCATCATCTGGATCGACTTGATAGCCAAAGGGAATAGTACGTGCAATCTTTGGAACAGGTAGCCACTCATTTTCATCTTTCAGTCCGAGTGGTTGTGGTAGCGTCCATTTACCTACAGTTCTATTCATCATCTTCTATGTGTGCATTTTTAGGAGGCATCAGCATGACACCACCTTTTGTTTCAACTTGCATCTTCTCAACCTTAACCAGACCAGTACGATCCAGCAGTTCTTTGGCTGCACTCATCTTGTCACGAATGCCAAGTTCAGTAGGGTCTTTCAGAGCACCGACAAGCGACATGGCAGCTTTAGGAGCGTTACGTGCCATATACATTTGCGTAGCTTCCATGATCTCATCTTTAAGGCTGTTGACGATTTCAGAAGTACGCATGTATTCCGAATAGCCTGCAAGCCGTTTGGCTACAAGCGGATCACCATTAGCCTCATCGAAGAGGTGCTCAAGGAAAGCCTTTTGCTTATCTGTAAGTTCACGTGCCATATGTTACCTATACTTTTGTTTGTGTTTTGCAAAACCAAACCATTGCATTACTTCTTTAACTATCTGTGTTGGTGTAGGAAGTAACCAACCCAACAGTAGTAGTAGAATAACCCATACAGGTATTTGGTTGATCGTTAGGTTTTCTACTCGTTCTGTGCGAACACTGTTGCTATCTTTGCTTTGCTGAATAGTACCCTGTACTGTTTCTACTTTAATCTCTTGAGATGTCTGTTCAGACATGCCAACAGTTTGATTGTTGGTCTTGCCTGCCTGAACATTCGCAGCGGCATTAGTGCCACCACCACCTGTTAGCAATCCTAATGGAAGGCCAGAGCAGGATGACAGGAATAGAAATACTACAAGCCACTTGCCCACTACTTAGCCATGTCTTTAGCAACTTGACGTACGCTATCGACACGACGCTTCCAGCCTTTGCCAAAAGTTTCCCAATGCTTAAGCCGCTGCAAGAAGTTTAGCCGAGCATCAAGGGCAGTGTCAATAACTTTTATTGGATCAGCATCATTAATTGCAGCAATAGTCATGGGACCAATCTTACCATCAGGCTCAACGCCAACAGCAAGTTGAATCCACTTAGGCGCACGACCAATGCCAGAGTTGACAGAGCCATCCATCATAACAAGATCAACACCAGCGGGCAGTTGATCGCATTTGGTAGGACGCCAGTAGTTCATACGATAGATGTCCATTGCCTCTTCTTCTGTAAGGTCTTTGACATCTTGCTTTGTAATCGGCTTACCGCGCCAAGATTGAAGAACAGCAAACGTGACACCCCTGTTTGTAGCACCGCCCGGATCGGCAGGATGATCTACATATCCACCTTCATGGTGGAAGATTTCACGCATCACTCGTTCAAAGTTAGACTCGGCCATCAGTAATCCTTTTCACTTCCCGACATTGCGGCACTGCGACTGGATACAGATGCCTTGCTCGACATGTAGGCAGTGGCACCCATGTATGCAGCAACTACGCCTGTCTGTGCGATGTAGAACAGACCCAACAGATCGGCCAGTGCAGACACACGCTCATCTGTAACAATCGGGCTAAACAGGATTGCACTGAACACAATCATAGCTGCCATTGCAACCCATGCCATGTGTTTCTGTGCGTCTGCTTTTTCCTCACGCAACTCCAGTTCAAGCATACGCTCACGACGTTCTACTTCTTCTGGAGACACTTTGCCGTCTTTGTTGATGTCGAAATCAATTACCATAGGACACGTAGACCATAATAAATAACGTAAGCATAGCGGTGATACTTGTGAGCGACAGGAACAAGAGCACACCAGATATGATGTTATCTTTTATCTCTTGTTTGCGATACTCATGCTCTTGTCGCTGCACACGTATCTTGGCTTCAATAGCCAGCAGTTCGTTCCATGCAGACTGTCCATGTGAGAACTGTACGTACTGCTTCAATTCGTCACGCATGGCTTGCGCTTTGTGTTTAGCTGCAAATATCTCTATTGCTTCTGCTTGAACACTAGAACTAAACGCTTTGTACCACGGCGGGTTCTGGACTCGTCTTTCAAGGAACTCAAGATCACTAATAGCGGAAGCCCATTGAGATAGCTGACCACCCATATCTTGCAGTTCTCGACCAATTTCAATGCCTTTCTTGAGTGCATTAAAAGCTGTCGTAGCCGCAGCTATTATAGATATAGGGTCCATTGCATATCTCTAGCAAACAGTTAGACGAATTTACCTAAAACGTTTAGCAGTCTTAGCTGCCTGTTCGGGCTGTTTAGAAAACTGTTTGCCAGCTTTTGTATCTTTTCGTTTCTTTGCACTAGACGCAGCGTACTGCGATGCAGGCATTGCTTTGATGGCAGCTTCAGGAAGATACCGCTCACCTGTAGCACTTGAGCCTTGAGTGGATGGCTTACCACTTTTGGTACGCCACTTCTGCTTTGTCCACTCGTTGAGTGACTTCTGTGATTTAGCAAGTGCCATTACTTGTATCCACCACCAGATGCTTTGTATTCACGGGCCAGCATCTGCGCTTTACGTGCAGACCACTGACCCGCTTTACCACCTTTGTCACCAGCCTTGATCTTCTCAAACAATTGCTTTCGCATTGCAGGCTTGGTGTAGTTCCCAGCTTCGTTGACTTTGGACTTTGCCTGTTTCATCGTCGAATACCACTTCATAAATCCTATGTCTCGGAAGACCGATATCGGCCAGTTCTTTATCACTCAAGCGTGATAGGGCGTAAAGTGTAGCGCGTTTCTCTTGATATTCAACAATGGCGTCCCATACGGACTTGATGTAGTTTAGCATAACTGTTCTCCTTTGAATGGGCACTTGCCCATTGAGAGCAGTTATATCATATCTAGTTATAGCACACTAGATATAAGAATGCAAACCCCATATGCAATAATCAAAAGCCTACGCTGTTAAGATGTTCTTCTACAGCCACTGTGACAGTAACCGCACTCACTACGCTTGCAAGTCCACGAATCTTGTCTTGCTTACGCAGGAACAACGGATACTCAGTTAGCTGAACCAACGAATAAGGCTTGAGCTGAACTTGTTCCATGATTGTGTAATAGGTAGTACTAGCAGCATCGTACCAATCGAGACTGACAGTAACAACATTAGCGGTAGCATTAGAGACAATGATGCTGTTAACATCGCCATCATACCTATCTGGACATGTGTAAATATCAGAGTTAGTTGTACCTAACTCCAATGCTAGTGTGCGTTTTTTACGATTAGATTGCATCAGTCAGTCAAGTCCCAGAATGCAAGGGCACCAATGATATTAGGCGTACCGCTGAGGCCCCTTGCTGCAAGTGAGTAAACATCACTTGTGCCGCCTAGGGTCACACCGAGTTGCAGATCGAAGTTGTAAATAATAGGTTGTTCAATGTTTCCGCCTGCTTGATTAGACGAAGAAAGATACGCAAGATCAACTATAGTGCCGCCACTAAGTGCTGTAGCTGCTAAATCATAATCAACATTAGTAAATGTGCCAGTAGTATATGATGCGCCAGTAAGTGTGGCATTTTTAATAAGAGCAACTTCATAGTCTGCAGGAGCAGATTGTGGAAGTACTACATAACGTGCAGGTAGGACTACAGCACCAAGCCTACTTGCGTTCAGTCTAATGCTCACAAGCGGTTCAAAGGATGTGCTGAGCGAAGTAGCAGTTGTCATACGTGCCCATTGCATAGCAGTCTTTTGTTCGTAGCCACCTTCTGAGATAACAGTAGAACAAATCTGTTTTAGCTTTGCAGCACTAGCAAGACCAGCCTTAGCCTCAATCTCAACACGAATAGGCAGAATAGCTGTAGTCATGTAGGTCGTAGAAAGATTGTTAGCGTTTTGGAAGACATGAGCAATGTGGAACTTGCCATCAATCACAAAGCCACAACGAACCGAGCCTACACCCAACCACTCAAAGTCAAAGAACACAACTTGTGCCTTTGTAATATCGAGTGTTAGCTTAGAGGGGCCAGTACCATCAAACTTGTCATAGTTCCAACTTGACTTAGCCACCTTACGTGCATCAGACGCAGAGCCTGTTACATAGGATCGTAGAACAAAACTAAGTTCGGTATCATCTAGTTGCAGAAACAGGCCATTGTCTGTATCAAAATAGCCTACACGCTGACGGAGATTACTTTGTGCTGCAGAGAACACAGCAGTAATCAACACAAGCAGTGACTTTCCGGGCTGATACGGAAACCTACGCTTAGTCTGACGGATAACCTTATCACCACTGGCAGTTGTAATATCTAGATCAACTACACCTTCATTGGGAACATGTGTAGCAGTGCCACTACCAGTGAGGGCTTCATTAAACTGCGGGTCTTTTACGTAGCGATTCTGGCTGTCGAAGATAGTGAACGGATCACTGGTCCTAATACGCCCAAATGCGTCAAGGGCGGTGCCGTACAGATTTACGTTACCATCCCCTTCAGCAATGTAGGTGTACTTAGGATAAGATGTAAGGCTCATTTCTTACGAGTAACTTTCTTGACAGCCTTCTTGATCCATGCTTCGTTGACATCAGGGGTAGCAGGATCATCAGCAATGAATGCACCCTTCTCATCACGGGCACGGACCAGTACATCCATAGCACTGTCAAATGGGCCATGAATTTCTACATCAACAGGGGTGGCAAACACTTCTTGTACTTCAGGGATGTGGCTAGTGTAGATGCCATCGGCAGTCTTTTTCACTACCACATTCTTGTGAATGTCCATTACGATCTCGCCGTGATTGACGACGATGTAGCCCATATTGGACAATTTAGCTATTTGTTCAGGAGTCATTACTTCTTGCCCATTTTAGCCATGCACTTGCCAGCAGCTTTGCATTTGGCAGGGTTGGGGCACTTAGCACAGGGTTTAAACATAGGAGCTTTAGCCATTTTATTTACCTTTCTTGCGATCAAGAGTTTTTTGTATACGAGCCAGAACTGGATCAGACGTAAGTTTAGTTTCAGTAATCTTATTACGTGTACGTGTAGCCATAGTACGTTGAGACTTAGTAGATGACGGCTTCATTTCTGCAATAGCGGGACCACCGATAAGTGTTCCAGAAGCTGGACGCATAGGCGGCACAATCACAGAACCCTTTTTAGATGCATCGGCACTAAGCTTAGCCATCTTTTTGTCATATTGTTTGTCAGCAAAGGCTACCTTTTGCAGCCCCTTACCTTCAATGTTCACAGACTTGCCGTGATATCCAGCTTCAGCAGCAGCTTTTAGTGACTTAAATGTAGGGGCTTTAGCCATTTCATTTGCCTTTCTTAACTACGCCTTTAATCTTGCCTTTATTCTCGGTGGCATAGAACACTTGCTCACCTTTCTTAGCGCCATACTCTTTCTTCATGGCAGCTTTAATCTTCTCACCTTTTTTAGTAAGGGGCATTGCCTTATCCTTTTCAGTAATATTGGCTACAGATTAGGTGCTACCTGCTCATTATTACCGATAACAGTAACATCAAAGCAATAGGCAGCGGCAGCTATACCATTTTCAGCAAGAGCACTTTGGGTTGCAGTACCTTCCGCCAGACACAGCACCGAATCTTCAAAGAACGTCTTGTTATACAGGCGTACTTCACAGGATGGTGCTGCAATAGTATGACACAGAAGGATGACTAGCACCCACATTACTTTTTAGTAACGCCTTTAGTGGAAGCTTGAGTGGCAGGCATAGAGGCACCACAGTTGGCATAGCCACCTTTGGCATACTTCTTAGTCATCATGCCACCTTTGGCCTTACCTTCACCAGCTTTTTCCATAATACGACGACGCATAGCTGCAATTTCCTCTAGATCAGTAGACGGCTTAGTGCCTTTGAACTCACGACGATTGCTGGCAGCAATAGCAGAACGCATGGAGCCACGATCAACCTCTTGTGCCTGCATACCTTCAAACTGATTACGCTGACGATCAAGCAGGCCCTGCATCATCTTCTTAGCATTACCCTCAGGCATGTCATCAATACGACGCTGCATCCTATCAAACTCGATAGCAGTCTTAGCTTGACGAATATCTTCACCACTGACAGCCATACTGGTAGCAATACTGCCCTTACGCTGTGTAGTCATGGCTTCTGTCTTGTTCTTCTTAATACGCTCACGCTCTACTGCAGCCTTACGCTCAGCTTCTGCACGTTCAGGAGTATCACGACGACGAGTACGAGCGGGCATATCGTCAGCTTTACGGGCTACAGTGCGGGCAAGTTTACCAATGATAGACATCACAAATGCCTCACATCTTCTTTTTAGCAGCAGGTTTGACCATACCACCTTTGGCAGCTTTCATCTTGCCTTCTTTCATAGCTTTAACCATGTTCTTTTCGACAAGAAGTTCGTGGACAGTCTTGCCGAGACGCTTAGCTTCCGCCTTAAGTGCTTTCAGCCAAGCAGCATCTTCTTTAGCCATAGTATTATTCCTTTACCATTTGACTTTATGTGACCAATAGCGAGC